CTTGCGCTGTTTGGTTGCCAGCCGTTGCATTCAACCGCCCAATGTCTGCAAGCAATTGGTTTTCTTCGTGAGGCAGTAATGTGTTTATCCTGTTAGTTTGCGCATCGGTATATTTAGTGCGAGACACTTGATAATCTGTTTCAGGGCTACCAATCAGTGCATTTGTAAGGTTCTGCAAACCAGACGCAAAATACGGATCAAGTTGGTACGGATTTCTACTAGCCATTTATCCTGTCTCCGTTGGAATTATTTCGTCTTTTGGCAGCCCATCAGCGCTGTATAAGCCATAACCCGCCCCAACCTTGCCTCCGCCAATCAATAGCTGCGCAAGTGGGTTAACCGCTTTACTCTCTGCATATTGCAAGCCTGAGTTTAGGACGTTGCTGTTGCCACGCATAAAGTTTCCGATCATTCCGCCTTGCGCGGCAGAGTCAGCAATTTTTGGCGCAACAGTGTTACCTAAGTATGTGTTAATACCATCTAAACGCGCGATGCTGTTGGCTCTGTTTTCGGCCTTTTTTAAAGCAGCAGCCATTGCTACGGCTTCCGCATCTTGCACAATCTTAGGCGCTCTTGAGGTTGCGGCTGATCGTGGTTGATTGTTGATTATCGCAGATTTCAACACTTCAGACAAAACAGTAGCGGCATTCTCCATACCCACCTTACCCGCATCAGCGCCAGCAACGTTTGTCGCGCCTTGGATAGCTGCACGTTGAGAATCTTCTAACGCTCGGTTTCGTTCAGCGTTATTCTTCATCATCATGGCTTTTGTGCGATTTGCGTCTTTATACGCGGCGTTTTGCATCGAAACGCCAGCGCCCGTAGCTAATGCTGATATAATTAAGGTTGGGTTACACATTACTTAATCACCTTTGCGCTATTTCCGCTAACAGGGTCAAAAATGCCCGCAAGCGATGATGGTTGCCCGCTTACACCTGATTCATCAACGCTTTCCGAAACGCGCTTCGGACCGCCGCTTGCGACGGCAGTTGGATCAACGTTGTAACTCGGATCATATGCGCGTTTCACAAAGTCTGTGAAAAAGTCGACAACTGCCTGTTCTGTTGGCTCTTTGTACGGCTGAACAGCAGCATCGATGTTAAATGCATTGATTGCTTCTGCGCTTCCCAAACCGCGTAAAGTATCTTCGATGCTGCTACGGCCACCGCTTACATAATTACGGTTTGCATCGACATATGAACTCACAATGTTGTCCAGACGACCTTCCTCACCGCCCAGCGCGGATGTCAAAATGCCCATTTCGTCGTCAACATCAGATTGTGAAAGCAAACCTTGTGCCTTGAATTGATCCATGATCCCGCGCTGCGCGTCATCATATGCGGTTTGGAATGCATCGCTTAAGCCGCCCTCACGATATGACGTTCCCAAGCTAGAGAAATAATCGTCCGTCGCAAAGCCAAACGCTTTTGCCAATCGACCTAATGCAGCATCTAATGCCGCTTTACGCGCTTGTTCAGCTAGTTCTTCTGGTGTCGGACCTGTATTTACTGGGGCGGAAACCGTATTCCCGCCTCCTGATGTTGTTGTTGTTGAGCTTCCTGTGCCAGTGTTCCCACCATAAGGATCACCAGTGTAAACACCATCAGCTGTACTCATACCTGTTGGGTTTTGTTGAGCATCAACTAATTGTGTATTATAGACAACCTGAAATTCGTCGTAATCATTTACGCCATTGTTGTCTGCATCTTCGCTTCCACCAAACTGTGGCGGTAAATAGTCATCCGTATTTGCCAGCACATCGTCTGCAAAGCTAGTATCAACGCCGCCGCCGCCATTAAAAGTTTCCGTTTCCGCTTTTCCGCCAGACGTTATTTCATCCCAAACATCACCCCAAAACCCATAAACAGGAATACCAGCTGGGCCAGGTGCTTCTGCGCCCCCTGCTCTTTTCAACATTTGGCGTTCAGCTTCGTTGATATACGCCAACATGTGTGGCTTACCCATTAGCCTCGCTTGGCGGGGGGCAGCGTTTTGTCTGCGTAACTTTTCTACACGTTTATACATTATGCACTCCCTACTATTCTTGATCGATCACCAATGTTAAACAATTCCGCCATATTGTATCTTGCTTTATCTCTGGCCTCTAACTGAGCTTGCGTAGCCAACCCGCTTGTGACGCTATCAAATAGCTGTGCTATGGGGCTATATTCAGGAATTTGTGAATTAGCTGACGCCTGATTTGCAGCCATGCTTGCGATCAGTGTCGGATCAGCCAATGCGTTATTTTGCTGCAATAAATTCGATTTTGTATCGGCAAGTGTTTGGCGTACCTGATTGGCGTAGTTTTCACCTGAACGTGCGGCATCGACCAATGCATCAGCATTTTTGTTGTTTAGACGCGCAATGCGATCTGCCCTTAAACTGCTATCTAAATTGCCTGAACGCGCTAATGCGACACGCAATTGTTTGAGAGCATCTTGGTATTGATCCTCAATTTGCGGCTTTGCATAATCCATATAATTTGTAGAAATGCCGTCATAAAATTGATCGTCGTAGCCGCTAAAGGCTGCATCAATTTCTTTTTTGCCTTCCTCAATACGGCCTTGACGCGCTTCTTCCTCCGCACGTTGCCGTTCGTATTCCTGTTTTAAAAAGTCGTCGCCGCCACCGCCGCCTAAACACATTTTAACTTACCTCGCCTTTGCTGCGCCAACGAACGTTTTCGTCGCCGTCACGAACAAACGAAAATATTTTAAAATCTTCGCCATTTTTTCCACATTTGCGCACTTTGCATTCCTCTTTTAATCCCAAAAAACGCAGCCAATTGTGTACTTCCGTGTATCCTTCGACTGACCAAGCCTCCACGCGATGCGCTTTAGACCTATCTAATGCTGGTATTATATCGCGGATTATGCGTTTTGTCAGGTAAAGTCCGATACTTTTGAACCTGTCAGTCGCAAACATCCCTAAATTCCAGACACCAGGCCGCACGGGTATGTAGCTGACAATTGCAATTGGCCCTTCATCATCGCCACAAGTTAATACTGTTTCAAAGTCAGAAACATTGTTTGTAATTGCATAAGCAAGTTCTTTTCGATCTTTCGTCCAACGCAGAGCCGATATTTCATCGTAATCACGCTCACGCATATTCTCTGCAACATGGAATATTTCTTCTGGCTCTGATCTGCGTAAATACATTTAGCCACTCTCCGATGGTGTGTAATGTATAGCAATGTTCCCTAACTTCGCTGGCCCATCTTTTGCACAAGTCAGCCGTGGCGCAATATGGGTGCTGTAACCTGTTAACCCAACTCTACCCAACCCAAACGTCGTTTTGTCAACCACCGCAACTTCTTCTAATGCGGTAATGTCTTGCGGGTCTGTCGCTATAGAAACTGTCCATGTATTTTCGCACGTCATGTCCATCGCATGAAAATCTTTAAACGTCGCTGGGCTGCTTGCATCCAAGAACGGCATTTGAACAACTACTTCACTTGAGTCGTAGATGTTACCGTTTTCGCCACCCAACGATTAAAGTGTGTTGCCGCTTCTGCATAATGTCTGGCGTCCGTCATACGCCCATTTATCAACGATAAAGCCAGGTTCGTATATCGACCAAGCGCTTACCTTTGATGATGGAAAATAACTAAACACAAACATCTTATCGCCAATCGCAATAATGTAACGTCCGTCGCGTTGTTCGAGGGTTGCTTTTGATAGTTCAGCAAGTGTTCTGTTTTCCTGAATTGACTCTTTAATCAATTCGTCAATTGGGTTGCCAATATCACCAACAAACGCAGCATTAGACGAGTCACGCGAACGCAAACTGCGCAAACCTGATAGTGCTAAATAAAACACGTCATTTTCGCCAAACTCTACTACGCTATCGGGTGCAATAGTGCCTGTGTTCTGCAACACCTGAATTTGAGCGTTTAAGGCTTCGTCGGGGTCAACAAACCATATTTGTATGGATTCTTCTGCGAGGATAGCAATGTTATCAAAGTAAGTTGCGATTGCTTTCAAATCTTCTGAACCGCGACTAAAGTTTGACAAGTTAATGAAGCCAGCGCCTAACGTTGTGTCGTTCCATTCAGTAGGGTCATCGATTGCGCTGAAATGCAGCAAACTATCGTTCAAAGCATACATTTTTGTTTTAACTGGCAATGCAAACTCACCAGGCGAGTATGCATTGATAGTCGCAGCATCGGCTCCGCCGTCTAAGTAGTTTTGAGCAACAGGATCGAAAGCTGTTGTTACGTTCCCTGCCGCAGTTATTGCAATAGTCAGGTTGTTAGCAGCCGATCCTGGGTCTTTGCGTATAATGTTAACAAACTGATTGACGGATGTTGCTTCATACTCTGGGCCAGACGGAAAATCGTTAATGGCTTCGGCAATTTTTAAAGCAGTGTATGTATGCGACGTTTCCCAAGTTACCTGATCGCCAATAATGTTAACACCATCGACTGTAATTGCAGTAACCGCATTATCGACGCCGCCCGACATGTGACTAACGTTTCCAATTGTAAAACCACCATCAACGCCGAAAGTAAGTTGATCGCCATTGTCAGCTATACCGATGTTTGGCGACGTTATTATCACGCCGTTTTGGTTATACACCGCCGTATAATCTGACGGCCCATTATTAATAGCATCTACAACGGCTGCCGCTGTTGCTGTATTGCCTGTGCCAGTATGTTGAACGGGCGCACTAATTAAATCTACACCGTCAATACGCAAAAAGCGCAATTCATCACCAGGGTTTGCTGTACCACCCGTTACTCCAAAACTTGCTGTTGGCGCTGTACCACCAGCCGTCCCGCCTGTGATTTCAAACGTTGCTCTAGCACGTCCGTCAAACCAATCTGTTATGCGAACGCCGTTGTAATAGTGATAGATACGACCATCGGCAAACTGCGCTGCAACATATAGCTGACCGTCATAAAAAGTAACTGAGTGAACTTCTGTTAATTCTTCACCTGATGGGTGAGCCAACTGCACATAGTTTACGTTAGATGGTGCGTCCGATGGAAACGTAACACTTGCTGGGGCATCGCTACCAAACGTGTAAATCTGACCACCAGCCGCAGCCAAACCGATTGTGTTCGACGGCAATGTTGTAAGAGCAACAAACGCGGGGCGTTTTTCAATTTCACCGCCGCGCGTTATATGTGCATTTGTTAGTTCGATTAGTGTGCCAGGAGGCGCAGTAACATTTATTCGACGCCGATCTAAACCGCCCCTAAAATCCTCGACAAGAATATACGCCATTAGTTATTTCCTGTTGTTGCAATAAGGGGTGGCCCTTTAGGACGATACATTCCCTCTGGCTCTCCGCCTCCAATAACAAATGTCTCTGTTTTCGCCATTCGCGCTTTTAATCGTGCATAATGACCTTCAGCTTGCGCCAACTTTGCCTGTGCATCGGCTTGCTTCTGTCGCGCCAAGATTTCAAAAGCTGAGTACAAAACAATAAGCTGATCGTCTAAATCAGCTAAATCTGACTCCGCGACAAACGTACTTAAATTTTTAATTCCGTGTACTCGAACGCTGTCTATACCTGTCGTAGCATCCGAATTGTTTGCGGGGATGGGCCAAAACTCTATTTGATTGTTTTCGTGAGCGTCGTAACGACGAATAGGCGATGATCGAACACCTCTATCGCTATCATGCTGATTGTATTGAGCCGCACCAATTCCGTAATGCAGCTTAGTCCAGTAATCGCCGTGTTTTGTTTCGACGCGCTCAATACGCTCAAATACCAAATCATCGGGTACGTTGTAATATCGTTGTCCCGCCTGAATTGTTATATCACGGCGCACCCGCAAAAAAGGCCAGCTATAATCTTCCCACAATCTACGTTGGGTGCGCTGTAACATATTTACGAATACATCGCGTGTCGCTTTGCCTAAAGACGGCTGCAACGAGTGTCCTACTTCCGCCCGTAAATCCTCTATAAGCTGCCCTAACGATGTACCTCTAGCCATGTTCTATTCCTCGACATATGCCTCATTTTCAGGCGTTTCAGGATTGTCTTTAACAAAGTGACCTTTTGCTGTTCTCGCGCGTTTGCGTGTTGGCGCTTTCTTCTTAGCTGGTTTCGCAGCCTCGCGGTTCCATGACGGGTCGAGCATTTCATTGGGAATGCGAATGTCATCGATTGTTGTTGGCAAATCGCCAAACTGATTGAACTGCTTCACAACTTTATCGTCGCCGTAAAATCGTCCTAATCTGTCACGCTCTTGATCTGATGTAGTATCTAGTTCGCCGTGGACGCGAATGTTTGTTACCGCAGACGCACCGTGGATTGCTTGAAGCAATACGATTTCCGCTGGGGTTACTCTTGGTTTTGGTTGGTTTCTGCGAATATCTCCCGCTATCGCAACTGTGCATGAACATAGTTCAACCATAATATCCTCCTGAAAGTTAAGTGAAGAAGGGGCGCAATGCGCCCCCTCGTTTTTTATGCGATTTCGTAAACGCCGTGGCAGTTAAGCTGTGTCGCTGCAAGAACCGCTGTTGTGGTCATTGCACGATACATGACGTACTGATCCGCTGGACGCGCAGGGCTGTGACGCTTCATCTTTTCGCCGTCCATATAATACATGCACAGTTTTGATGAATCGATGATGTAGCAGCGCTTGCTTGGGTCTTTGCCAGTAATTGTAAGGTCGTCCAAAGTTGGATCGTACTGGAAGGTCAAGCCGTTGTAGCTAATCTCGCCCATTGCGATGTTTTGCCCACGCGCAAAGCCAGTTTGCGAGTAGTTACCGTTGCGGCGTAGTTCGTCTGCAAGACGATCTAAGAACGCTGAACCACAAACCGCAATGTTTGGTCTGCCGCCGTAGCGCTTCAACTGACGCATTTCTGAATGAAGTGTTTCAATCAGTTCTTGGCCTGTTGCTGTGTTAGCGATTGCAACGTTTGTGCGGTTACGCCACCAAGTATTAGACACTGTAGATAGTCCACCAACTGTCGTTGAGGCAACTGTTGGATCATCAAGGATCAGTGTTTGGATACCCGCGATTGCGTTCGCGTCTGATGTACCGTCACCGTATAGGAAGTTATTCATACCGCGTGAATAACCTTCCATCATGTCATCCAGCTTGTCTTGGAATAAGTTTACAAGAACAGTCTGGTCACGGCCTGAGTGATTACTTGTGCCGCTTGACGTTGTGCTATCTGTAACACTGATACCGTCCTTTTTAAGTTCGGTTAGTGTCAAAGAAATACCAGCATGGTGTTCTTTCCAGCTATAGTTAGCACGTTCGATGTTTGCTGGGTTTGCATACGTCACAGTGTCGTTGTGAGTATAGCCAGCAACGGTTGTTGTGTAGTTGCCTTTTACCGCAACACTCAAGTCACCCTTACCACCAGGGAAACTTTTTGACGCGCTGTCCATCGCTTTGAGCAGCGGCTTGTCTTGTAGTGACTGTGAATAAACGTTGCCTTTATCAATATAATAATCGAGGGCAGCGTTAGCGATGTTGTCAAGTTCGGCCTGAGTAAAAGCCATTTGTACGCTCCTAACGTTATGAAGTTCCCAAAGCGTTGCCGATAGCTTCTGCTAACGATTTTGGCTCTGCTTGCGGTGAACCTCCAAGTTTACCACCTGATGCTGTTTTCATTGGGCGGTGGTTTCCAAACTTGGCACTAAAACGTTCGTTGACCTCTGCGTATGCTTGGTTTGCAAGCGATAACACTTGGTCTGGCGTCTTGGCGTAACCGTGTTCGTTAACCAAAGCCCGAATACGAGCATCGATTAGATCATGTTTAAGATCGAAGTCAGGATCGCTTTCACGGGTTTTTGCTTCCCAAGCGTTAGCAGTGTCTTTTAGACGCTCGACATATTCCAACTGCTGTTCGCGTTGTTTGCCTTGCGCCATCGCCTCTGCACGGGCGTTACTCCTTTTGGCCTCTGCCCTTGCAACAGATAGTTCCCTAGCCGCATCCTCGTCCAAGTAACCGTCGTCAACTCGCGTTTGTATGTCTTGCGGCAACATTATTCCAGCCGCCTCTGACAACGTTTGCACATAAGGTTTTAGAGCATTTAATGCTGCCATAGGATCATTTTTCATAAGAGCCATGATCTCTAAGCCTTTAGCCGCTTCATCACCCGACAGATTGTTCTCTGTAAGGTAATTCTGCATCACATCAAATTTCTCGCCCTTCTCCTTAAATGCGTTGCGCTCGTCTAACAGTTTTCTAAAACGTGGATGTGAATTAAATGGAACGTTTTCATCATCATCTTCTGCAACAGAAGTATCCGTTTCAGAAGTTTCTGATGAAGCTGCCACTTCATCCAGTTCTTCAACCTTTTCCTCAGAGTGCGACTCTGGTTCCTCGTCGGGTTGCATTGCGTCTTGTATGACACTCAGCAAATCCTCCTCGGTTTCGCTTTCTGCGGTTGACGACTCCGCGCTTTCGTCCTCGACTATTTCAGAGTTGGGGGACGATTCCACCTCTGTGACTTCTTCAGCCATATTAGCGTCCTTTCTTTTATTTTACCGCTGTTGACTGTATTTATCAACAAACAGCAAAAAGTTACTGGTTATTAGCTCCCATTGGTGCTGGGCCTCCCCCGCCCGATGGTAGCTGTCGCGGTGCATTGTCTGCACCCCCTCCTGGCGGCCCCTGCAATGCAGGATCACCAGTTCCTTGTGACTGCCCCTGATTCATAGCGACAATACTCGGAATTTGGTCTGCAAACGCTGAATCAAGTTCCAACTTGTCATCCAGACGTTTAAGAAGTTCTCTAGCCAGCCATTTTGGATCAATGCCAGGTATTTGCAGCAGAAATGGCATTATACGTTCTATGTTTGCCAATTCTGCCGCACGGTTTGGCTTACCTGTCGAGCCAGCCTCAATTTCTAGAAAAACTTCTTCCATGATGGTATCGCGGGTAAACTCAGGCCAAACGGCACCTGGCCCTGCGATTTTCTTCACTTCATCTAATGAAAGGTTTTCTAGCAACACTTGCCCCGCTGCGCGGGTAATCTCAGACATAAAGCTGTCTAATTCATCAACGTTTGCGCCAAGCGACGACATTCTTGCACTTTCGGCAATCGACGTTTCTGTTGCTGTTGCTTTGGACAATCCGCCAAAACTGCTTTCTTGCGCACCAACAACTAACTGAATGTCATCAAATATTGTACGCACTTCGTACAAATTTGGATCAATCCCGATCTGACCTACTGGCTGA